CTGCAAAGTTTACTCAAAGCGAGATATTACCTATTGAAATGGAAAAGACCTGGTTGCACGACCATCCAAAGATGCCGAGAGATTGGCACATAGCTTTAAATGGTAAGACTATTGATTTAGATAAGAAGTTTAATGCACAAGGTAGAATGATGAAACATCCAGGCGACCCAGCAGGGGGAATAGAAAATAACGCTAATTGCAAATGCACGATGCTTACAAAAGCAAAGTTAGATAAGCAAAATAATATCATTTATAAATAAATACTAAAAAAGTTAGTATCTTTGTATACATAGTTTGGTGTTTTGGTTTTAGGGTGGGTGGTAAAACATCCACTCTTTTTTAAACACTACTTAATTAATCGCTTATGAAGAATATAAGTTTCAAAAATTACGATGCTACCATTAAGGACTTAGATGTCGCTACTGGAATCGTTACAGGTTATTTTTCTCAGTTTAATTCTATTGACTTAGACGGAGATGTTATAATGCCAGGTGCATTTACAAAAACTATTGCAGAAAGAGGACCAGATTCATCAAAGCCGGAGATTGCTTATTTATGGCAACACGATACTTATAAGCCTTTAGGAAAACTAATGGTTTTAAGAGAAGATAATTTTGGTTTATACTTTGAAGCTAAAATGACCGATACAACTTGGGGACAGGATGCTTTGAAACTTTATAGAGATGGTGTAATTACTCAACACTCTATCGGTTACCAAGTAATAAAATCACAAGAAAACACAGATATGGGAGAAGAAATTGATGCAATCTACGAAGTTAAACTTTGGGAAGGTTCAGCAGTTACTTTTGGTGCAAACCCTAATACACCTTTTACTGGCTTTAAATCAGTAGAAGAAAGAGAAGACAGAATTAAAACTTTAGTAAAGGCTATTAAAAATGGTACTTACACAGATGAAACATTTGGTCTTATTGAATTTGAATTATTAAAACTTATTTCACTTGTTAAATCTGAAGAGCCAACTGTGGTTACTCCTGAAGATACCGAGCCGAAAGAGGACAATAAGATACAAGAAATAAAACAATTTAGAAACCTATTAAATCTTTAAAAAGATGGAAGAAATTAAAAATTTAGCAAATGACATCAACGCAAAGTTTGATGCAAATGCAAACGCTTTATTAAGCGTAAAGAATGAAGTATCTACGATGGTAGAAAAAAGTATTGATTCAGTTAAGGCTGAAATCAAAGCAGTAAAAGATGAAATGGATAGACAAGCTGAAGAAGTATCTCGTAAGAGTGCAGCTAAAACTTTGTCTACTAAATCAATTGGTGCGCAAATCGCTGAAAACTTAGATTCTAATATGGCTATCGCTGAAAAAGAATTGAAGTCAGCAGGTGGTTCATTTACTATGAACTTAAAAGCAGTTGGTAATATGTTATTATCTTCTAGTTTAACTGGAGATTCAGTAGCTACTTACAACCAACAACAAGCAATTTTGCCTTCGCAAAAATTAAACTTTAGAGATTTAATCCCTACTGTACAATCAGCGACTGGTACTTTTGTTACTTACAAAGAAAGTGGTTCAGAAGGTGCTATCGCAACTCAAACTGAAGGTGCAGCTAAAGGTCAAATCGATTACGACTTAACAGAAGTTAAGACTGTAAACGCTTATATCGCTGGTTTTGCAACTTTCTCTAAGCAGATGATGAAATCTTTACCATTTATCGAGCAAACTTTAACCCGTATGTTGTTAAGAGATTTCTTCAAGCAAGAAAATGCTACTTTCTTCTCAACTGTTAGTGGTGCTGCTACTGGTTCAACAACCGTAACTGCTACTGATAATGTTGAAGAGTTAATTCAATTAATCGCTAACCAAAAGAGTGCAAACTTTAATGCTTCTTACGCATTAGTTTCTCCAACTCAAATGGCTCGTTTAATTATCTCTACTTACAACAAAGGTTACTACGCAGGTGCTGGTGCTGTTTTATTAAACGGTTCAGGTGGTTTAACTGTGTTTGGTACTCCAGTATTCGAGGCTTCTTGGGTAACTGATGACAAGGTATTAATCTTTGACCGTGATTACTTAGAGCGTGTTGAAGTTGAAGGATTGAATGTAACTTTCTCTTATGAGAATGGTACTAACTTTACTCAAAACTTAGTAACTGCTCGTGTTGAGTGCTACGAAAATATTAACCTTATGCTACCTACAGCGGCGATTTTTGCCGATTTTGGTAACATTTAGTCATATTTGCTATAAGCTAAAATTAAAAATAAGAGAGGGTAGGTGCTTAATTGTATCTACCCTTTTTTTGTTTATATTTGGTGTATGAAAGGCATCTATAAAATCACATCTCCAAGCAATAAAGTTTATATTGGTCAGTCTATTGATATAGAAAGAAGATTTAGATATTATAAAAGGATAGCTTGTAAAGAGCAGATTAAAATCTATAATTCTTTATTAAAGTATGGAGTTGATGCTCACATCTTTGAGGTATTAGAACTTTGCGATACCGAAGAACTAAACAATAGAGAAAGACATTATCAGGACTTATACGATTCGGTTGCTAATGGCTTAAATTTGCTTTATGTAAAGTCCGAGCATTTTAATGGCGGTCATAGCGAAGAAAGTAAAAAGAAGATAAGCGATTCTTTAAAAGGCAGAACTTTTACTGATGAACATAAGTATAAGATTGGCTTAAATAATAGCCGAAGAACAATATCTCTTGAAACAAGGGAAAAACTTAGAATTGCAAGTTCAGGTAAGAAAGCCAGTCCTGAAACAATAGAAAAACAAAGGCAAAAAAGATTAGGGAGTAAGCGTTCTGAAGAAACCAAAAAGAAGATGTCTGAATCAGCAAAGAAAGTTATTCATAAACCACATTCAGAAGAAGCTAAAAAAAAGATGTCTGAATCCCAATTAAAGCGTTTCGCCAAATAGTTTATTATTGCTAAAAATATTAGTAACTTTGTATAATGTATAAATGCACAGTTGACATATCTTACAACGGTAGAAAGTATTATAGAAATAACTACTACGAGCTTGTTTTAAGCGATAAGATGAAAGAATTTATCAAAGTTGGGTACTTTACTGCAATCGTAGATAAAGGTGTTACAAAAGAGTTTAAAGGCAAAATAAAGAAGAAATAATATGGCTAATATTAAAATATCAGAATTAAATCCATTATTAACGGTAGAAGATGCGGATGTATTACCGATAGTGGATAATGCGATTACTAAAAAAGTAACGGCTGCTATTCTACGAAGTTACACACAAGGTAATTCAGTTCTTTTAACAGGCGCACAAACTGTTGCAGGGATTAAGACTTTTACTTCTCAATTAGCATCTTCGGTTGCTACTGGTACTGCTCCTTTTTCGGTTGCTTCAACAACTAAAGTAACTAACTTAAACGCTGATTTATTAGATGGTTTATCTTCGGCTGATTTCCAAGCTACTTTAAGTGGCACAGGAATTGTTAAATCTACGGCAGGTACTATTTCTTATTTAACTGATAACTCTACTAATTGGAATACTGCTTTTAACGATAAGATTAACTCTGCTGCCGTAACTGGTATTGGAACAAATACTTTAACCTTAACACAACAGGATGCAGGAACTATTACGGCAACTTGGGTTAACGGAACTTTAATAAGAGAAATAAGAAACAACACTGGTGCAACTTTAACTAAAGGAACAATAGTTTATATTAGTGGTGCAACAGGAAACAAACCAACGGTATCTAAAGCTATAGCGACAGGAGATTCTACTTCTGCTCAAACTTTTGGATTCGTTCAAGCTGATATTGCTAATAACGCTAACGGATATGTGGTTGTTGTTGGGGATTTAACAGGTGTAGATACTTCTGCTTTTAACGAAGGAGACCAATTATATTTATCTTCTACAACTGCGGGTGCTTTCACTTCTACTAAACAATACGCTCCTGCGCATTTAGTTTATGTGGGTATTGTTACTCGTTCACATCCTACTTTAGGTCAAATTGAAGTAAACATTCAGAACGGCTACGAAATGGATGAGTTGCATAATGTTTCTGCTCAAAATCCTTCTAATGGCGATATATTACAATTTGTAACATCAACAGGTTTATGGACTAAAGTAGCAGGAAGCACAACTAATATTTCAGAGGGTACTAATTTATATTATACTGCTGCTCGTTTTAATTCTGCTTTTGCAGGTAAAACAACAACTGATTTAACTGAAGGCACTAACCTTTACTTTACAAACGCAAGAGCAAGAGGTGCTATTTCTTTAACTACAACAGGTACTTCGGGTGCAGCTACTTACAACTCTACAACAGGTGTTTTAAATGTACCTAATTATGCTGATACCGACACAGGTATAACTTCTTTAAACGGATTAACTGCTTTAACGCAAACTTTTGCAGTAGGAACGAGTGGAACTGACTTCGGTATTTCTTCTGCTACTTCTACGCATACTTTTAATTTACCAACGGCTTCGGCAACAAATAGAGGTGCTTTAAGTTCGGCTGATTGGACAACATTTAATAACAAGCAAAACGCTTTAACATTAACTACAACAGGAACTTCGGGTGCTGCTACTTTAGTAGGTTCGACTTTAAATATACCAAATTATGGTACTGCTTTAGCTGATTACTTACCTTTAGCAGGTGGAACTTTAACTGGTCCTTTATTAGGTACGACTGCAAGTTTTAATTCAACTATAACAGATACACAAACCAACGCTTCGGGTATTACATCAAACCTTGTTTTAGAAAACTTTATTGCAACAAATCCAGCAGCAGGTAACGGAGTTGCAATTGATTTTAGATTAAACAATAGCGGTAATCCAACTGCACTTTTAGGTAAAATTAGTTTGGTAAATACTTTTTTCCGTTCTAATACAGATATGATTTTCTCTACTGCTTTAAGTGATACTTTAAACGAAAGAATGCGTTTAACTTCAGCAGGAAATTTAGGTTTAGGAGTTACACCAAGTGCTTGGAGTGGGTTTAGTGTATTACAAAATACAGGCGGAAGTGTAATAGGTGCTGCGGGTCAATTAGATTTTTGGCAAAACGCTTACTTTGATGGTGCTTCTAAATATTACGCAACAGGAACGGCTACAAGATATGGAATGACTGCTGGGC